TCCATGTATCTCTCCCAACTAGTCAGGATCAGCCTGAACTGGCGGTGATCAGCCACGACCAGCCGAGACTCGAGACGATCGTTCCAGACTGTGACGGCTCATGGGCTGGACTTGTGGGGGACATGGCTTCAGAGCTTCTTCATGTTGAGCTCATGCCTTGGCAGGTGCATTATCTTGAGCGCGCGTTGGGATTTATTACTGCTCTTGATGGGCAGGATGATCTTGTGCACAGATCTTCGCTTTGTTCGGTGGCGCGTCAGAATGGCAAGACACTTTTAATCCAGTGTCTAATTCTTTTTTGGATGATCGAAATGCCAAAGATCCGAGGCACAAAGCAGACCGTCCTATCTACAGCTCACACTCTTTCACTTGCCTGTCTGCTCTTTGATGAGATCGCACCAATCCTTGAAGACCGCTACGGCGCCAAGATCATGAAGTCCTTTGGTCGTAACTCGGCGACGATGCCTGACGGAACGCGCTGGTATGTGCGCGCGGCGAACCCTTCAATCGGTCACGGTATGTCGGTAGATTTAATTTGCGCCGACGAAATTTTTGACATCTCCGAAATTACAATGGCAGGCCTAATCCCAACACAGCGCGTCCGCAGGTCTCCACACTTAGCAATGTTTAGCACAGCTGGCACCGAGAGCAGCGCATTGTTTATCAGACATCGAGAGAACGCGCTGCGCTTGATTGACACAAATAACCCTTCTAATTTTTACTTTGCAGAATGGTCGCCACCGCCGACAGTTGATCCGATGCAAGAATCGTCGTGGTCGTGGGGCAACCCTGCACTCGGACATACTCTGACGATGGAAACTTTGCGCGCCGAATCCAAAGACCCTGACCGATCCAACTTTTTAAGAGCGTCGCTCAACATGTGGATCGCCAGCACCCAGTCATGGATTCAGACCCACCTTTGGCCAGACCTCGAGTACGACGGCCCGATCCTTGCTGGCGGCGTGATCTCCGTCGAGGCATCAATGGACGAATCGCGCTACTTTGCAACTAAGTCGGTTGCGCTCGGTGACGGTCGTACTTGTGTCTCGGTTGCCTTTACTGCCGAGACCGCTAAAGAACTTTGGGCGCATGTCGCAGCTCTCGCCGCTGACCCTGCGATCAAGTTCATCTTCTCGCCAACCATCGACGCACACTGCCCACCTATCTTTGAGCGTCGGCGCGTCGTAATGGGCTACAAAGAAATTTTGCAATACACCCCCATAGTAAGAAACATGATTAGTGAAGGACGCTTAGTTCACACTGGCGAAGCGATGCTCGCCGAACATGTCTGTCGCGCGGTCATGGTCAGGACTCAAGGCTCGATCGCAGTGTCATCACAAAAGTCGGCTGGCCCTATTGAGTTATGTCGGACGATGATTTGGGGAGCCGCGGCAGCTGCAAGACCAGGAAACTCCCAGAAGCCGATGCTGGTCACTGTAAATCAGTAGCATCTTCTTGGCACTCGCTTACTTGCTTGCCTGTCGTCGGGATACCGCAATTGACTAGGCGAGTGCCACCATGATCCGCTCTGAATGTGTCATCATGTGATATGGGATTATTTGACCGCAAAGTAAGCAAGGCTGCTATCAGTCCACCGCCAGCCAAAGCCGCTGCAGCTGGAGCGATGAACCCCGGGTATAACTCAAGCAATGTCGGCGCAAATATGGTCGGTCAGTATTACACCTATCGAGAGGGCCAACTTCGCGCGGCAGCAATCTCAATCCCTGCAATCTCACGCGCACGCGATCTACTCGCATCAGTAATTGGCTGCATGCCATTACAGATGTATAACGAAATGTGGAACGGCGAAGAAATGGAACGCGTCTATATCGCCCCCCGATCTTGGCTGCGTCGCCCAGACCAAACCGTTCCCTACAACTTTTTAATGTCATGGACTTTTGACGACTTGTACTTTTACGGTCGCGCTTTTTGGTACATCACATCGCGCACCGCTGACGGTTATCCCGCGAGTTTCTCAAGGCTCCCAGCGGGCTCAGTCACCACCACCGACATGGCAGGCCCAGTCTGGTTCGCACCTTCTAAAGAAGTTTATTTTCAAGGCGGAATGATTGACCCAGTAAACCTTGTGCAATTCCTGTCGCCGACACAAGGCATGGTCTATTCATCGCAAGCCGCAATTGAAACAGCGATAAAGATTCAAGACGCGAGGGCGCGCAATGCGAGCTCATCAATTCCAGCAGGCGTCCTTATGCAGACCGGAGGTGAGCCTTTAAGCGCGCAAGAATTAGCGGATCTTGCTGCAGCGTTCAACACTGCTCGAGCAACTAACCAAACTGCAGCGCTAAACGAATTCTTAAAATACGAACCGACAACAATGTCGCCAGACAAGATGCTTCTTATTGAGTCTGCTAACTACAGCGCGTTAGAAACTGGTGGTCGTATTGGCAATGTTCCGCCATACCTGATCGGCGTATCTACAGGATCGTATTCATATCAGTCATCGCAACAGGCTCGCATGGACTTGCTATTTTTTGGCGTGAAGTTGTACGCCGATGCAATAGCAGAAACACTATCCATGAATAATGTTTTGCCTAATGGCACCTATGTCGCCTTTGACTACGAATCGTATTTAGAAGAAAACTACCTAGCAGACAAAATGGAAATGCCAGTACAAGAAGACACTCAAGAGGAGATCGCAAACTAATGATTAGATTCACAGCACCATCCGCCAGCATCGATGCAGCTGCAGGCGACGGAACACCATCACGAACCATCACAGGAATCGCAGTTCCTTACGGCGTAGCAGCAACAGTCGCCGACGGAACCGAAGTCATCTTTGAGCAAGGCAGCCTTCCAATCGAAGGCAAAGCACCGCGCCTATACATGAACCATGACAGCAATCAGGCCATCGGAATTGTGACCGAGCGCGTAGACACTCCAGAGGGCATGCTCTTCAGTGCCAAGATCAGCAAGACCGCCGCAGGCGACGAAGCCCTACAGCTCGCCCTAGACGGCGTACTGGACTCGGTATCGGTCGGAGTAAACCCAACCAAGACTCGAGCAAACAAAGACGGATCGCTAACAGTGTTAGCAGCCGACTGGATCGAGTTGTCTATGGTGCCAGTTCCTGCATTTGCTGGAGCCATGATCACAGACATCGCAGCGAGCATCCACCACGAAGACGAAGAAATAAGTATCATAGAAACAGAACCTACACAGGAGAACGAACCCATGTCAGAGCCAACAGTCCCAGCAGTAGAAGCAACCATTCCAACTGCACCAATTCCAGCAAAAGCAAAGCGTGAATTTAAGATGCCATCAGCTGGCGAATTCATGGCTGCTTATCACATTGGCGGAGACACATTCTCCAACATGAACGCAGCAGTCGCAGAATTTTCCGCATCACAGCGCACCGCACTTCAAGCAGCTGCAGGCGATGTCCTTACTTCTGACACCCCAGGCCTCTTGCCAGTGCCCGTTTTGGGACCGCTCGTACAGGACCTAAATTTCCTTCGTCCTGTAGTCGAGGCTGTAGGCGCTCGCGCTTATCCTGACAACGGAAGGTCAAAGACTTTTACTCGTCCAACGATTACCACGCACACAAGCGTTGCAACACAGTCCACTGAATTGTCAGCAGTTTCAGCCACCACAATGGTCATTGCGGCAAACTCAATTAGCAAGACAACTTTGGCTGGGCAAGTAAGTTTGTCCTCACAAGACATTTCGTTTACCTCGCCTGAAGCAATGTCTTTAATCTTGAATGACTTGATGGGCGAATACATGATTGCTTCGGACAACAAAGCAGCGGACGATTTGCTCACTGCAGCAAACTCGTCGGGCGTTTGGGACGGAACAGTTGCAGACTTGCTCAAGTCAATCTATGACTCGGCAAAAGATGTTTCAACAAACCGAAACTGGATGCCGACACACATGTTCGTATCGGTAGATGTTTGGTCACAACTTGGTCAGCTTGTAGACACAACCAACCGACCAATCTTCCCATTCATCGGTGCAGGTCTTACAGGCCAGAACGCACTTGGCGGTGGAAGTGCAACATCATGGAACGGCACGCCACTCGGCTTGCAGTTGGTAGTTGATAGCAACTTTGCCGACAAGACGATGATCATCACTCGCGTAGGTCAGGGCCAAGGCGATGCTTACGAATTCTACGAAAGCATTCAGGGCCTGTTGAGCGTGGACACTCCTGCAACTTTGGGTAAGACCATGAGCTTCCACGGCTATGTCTCAACCTTCGCTGCAATCGGTGGAATGATCCGCAAAATCACACAGGCTTAGTCGAGAGCGGGGCTACCGCTCATGGCTGTTTACAGCATTACGCAGAAATACCTCATAGACAACTACGCCGTAGTTCAACTTCTTACCGATGCAGAAATTGAACTCGGCGCAAGTGTCGTCCTTGCTGGGGTAGATGCAACCTTTAACGGAACTTACACAGTCCGCGCATTACCTCAATATCTTTATGTCGGCATAGATACCGAAGGCGATCTTCTTTACGATGTAAACATTCCAATCGCTAATCAAGTGCTGGTTGCAAAGACCGCAAGCAATGTCACAAGAACCGCTGCAGCTGGCACGCTAACTATCACCCAGACTTGCACTTGGGTCACTGCAGCAAACATCGAGGACTGGCTGGGCATCGGTACAGCGACCGCAGCCGACGCCGCCTTCCTCACAGTGTGCGCCAGTGCAGCTTCACAATTCTGCTGGAGACGCCGAATGGAAGCAGGCTATGTGGACTCGCTTACAACCGTACCTTCGCAAGATGTATTCCTCGGAACCCAAATGTACGGTGGCGCGCTGTACCGCCAACGCGGATCAGTGGATCAATACGCTTCATTCCAAAACATGGGAGTAACCCCTGTTATGGGTCTAAACGGAATGATCCGCCAGCTCTTGGGAATTGATCGTCCGCAGGTCGCCTAATGGCTGTACCTAACTACACAGATCTATTCAACGAAGGCTACGACGATCTTGTAGCGAAGCTCTCAACGGTCGTAGGGCTACAAGTCAATAACGATCCGCGCAATATTACGCCGCCAAGCGTCTTTGTAAACATCGATTCCATTGATGGCTACAACTACAATGTCGCCAAATTAAACTTTACTTTGCAGATAATCACGCTAGGCCCAGGCAACCTAGACGCTCAAAAAAGCCTGCTCAATATCCTTGCCCAAATCTACGCGCTAGACATTGGGGTCGTATCTGGGCGCCCAACCAACCTAGACATTGGCGGTTCAACGCTCCCTGCTTATGAGCTGTCGGTCTCAACTGTCGTGCAGACTGCCTAATCCACACTCTCGGTCTCATTATGTGTCA